TCCACTTCGGCTAGGCGGCTGTCGATCAGGTCGCTGGGGAAATAGCCACGGGTGACGAAGTAGCGGCTGAAGTCGATGGAGAAGGTGTTGCCGAAATCGACGGTGGTGGCGAAGTCGTAGGTGCCGGAAGACTGCACCGAGCCCATCACGTCAAAAGTGGGCAGCAGGTCTACGTCCACCACATCGTCCAGCAGGTCCGAGCCATCCAGCGTCAGGGCGTCAAACTCCTCGCTGTAGAAGGTGTTGGTGCGTGTGCCCTGGAACGGTGGCGCATCTTGATCTTCGCGGCGATTGATCAGCGTGAGTGGTGCCAGCGTGTCGGGCAGGTCGATGATGATGCTGGTTTCGCTGGTGCTTTGGCGGCCGCCGTCATCCTCGAACTTGACCAGCACCTCGCCTTCCACCAGCGGGATAATGGCCTCGGTGGAGCTACCGGATTTGGCGGGGATCAGGTCAACGCTGTTGCTCCAGCTCGCGCTGCCATCCGTCAGGTTGCTGTGGCGGATGTGGATTTTGCCGCCAACCTTTACGTCGAGGTCTACGGTCTCGTCCCAGCGCAGGCGGCCGGAGTTGGCGTTGATGGCCTCAAAGCTTAGGTTTTGAACGTTGCCGGGAACGGCGGTTTTGCCGATCGCTGCAAAGTTCAACAAAGCCGGCGAGGTGCTTGGAGTGCGCGCACCGTTGAGCGTATAGACCCGGATCTCGTAGGTCTGCGCAGTGGTGTCGAGGATCTCGTAATCAGTCTGAGGAACGTTGACCGTTGTCCAGTTGCCATTCAGTGGACGCCACTGCACCTGATACTCAGATGCACCGACCACAGCGCCCCAGCTCACAATCAACTTGACCCGTGCTTGGCCGTTGCTTTCGTAGATGGTTTCCAATGCTGTGAGGTTGCTGGGTGCCGGCTTCGGTTCGTTGAGCTTGGTGATATCACGAGCCTCAAGCTTGAAGCCGCGCTCGACATAGTTGTATTTGCTGGCGTTGTACGCAATCGCAGTGACTTCGTACTGAACTCGATCGATCTCGCTGACGGTCAGCACGCGCCAAGTGCTGGCCTCCACCGTGTCGTTGCTCAGCACCCAAATGCTGTTCGCATTAGGCGCTGCGCTGAAAGCTGAAGCCACCGTGATGTTGGCGCCTGTGATGTTGGTGATTGCCTTGCTTTCAACGGTCCCATCAGGGAGCACAACGGAGAGCGTGGCTCCGTCACCGCTATCAAGATCAGTCTCGGCGGTGTCGTCGACCGTGATCACGGTGGTGGTAGCTGATGCGATGCGACCACCACGGCGCACACCAGCCTTCACCGGATCGGCCACCTCGATTACCTGCCCTGGTCTGACGACCACGCCAGCGTCCACGGAGGTTCTGAAGGAAACCACCTCGGTCTCGTACTGCTCGGTATAGAGCAGCCACTCGCCGAGGCGGGCAGCTTGCCCGCGGCTGGTGCAGGCGAAGGCTTTAATGTTGGTGGTGATGACGCCATACTTCGCAATGGCGTCCTTGTCCTCCACCACTTCGTAGGCAACGTCTTGCGTCTCGAGATCGAGGTAGCTGATGATCGCGACCGTGTGCCTGGTCTTCAGATCCGAGCCGGTGTAGGTGAAGCCATCAGCACTGACATTGGCCAGCGTGAATAGATAGCTGGCATCGGCCGGCTTGTCTTGGCTGATCGTCAGGTTGCCGGTGCTCCAGTACGGCATCACCCGCATGACGGAGCACAAATCGTTGATCAGCTTGTAGGCCTCCTCTTGGTTCTGAATCAAGGCATTGCAGGAGAACCGCGGCTCGAATCCACCGAAACCATCGTCGACAGTGGCCGAGGCGTACTGGCTGGCGGAATAGAAGGCGAACTTGTCGAGTTGGCTAGCGGTGATGTGATCGCCCAGTCCCCAACGAGTATTTGTCAGCAGTGCGTAGAGGATCCAAGCTGGATCTGAAGTCCAGACCGCAGCGCCGAAGGTGCCATTCCATGCGCCGGCATAGCTGATCGCGCCGGTGGTCTGATTCACAGTCCCGTTGCTCGGGATCTGCACCTTCATTCCGCGGACGCGATAGGTGCGGCTCGGGATGCTGCTGAACTGCTCAGCATCCAGGCGCATCGCGACCAAGGCGCTGTTGGGATAACGCAGTTTCTGCTCAGTGATTTCGGTGTAGCTCGACCAGTAAAAGTCGTTGAGCAGGTTGGTGTCGACGCTATCGGCGGTAACGCGCACCACGCGCACATCAACCGGGAACGCCCCGGTGAAGCTCACCTTGTAGTCCTTCTGATATTGATCAGCGGTGCGGCCGGCGATCGTGTCATCGATCACGGTGGTGTAGCCGCCACCGTTGTATTGCACTTGGATCCGCAGATTCAAGTTGGTGCCTCTTACATCACCCTCATCGGTGTATTGCTCAAGTCGCGGCACCGTGATGGTGACCCGAACGGCGTCGACTGTGGTGTCGGTGATGGTGCGTGTGATTGGCGTGGCCTGCTCGATCTTTACCTGAACGCTGCTTTCTCGTTCAATATCGGAGAAGCCGGGGATGTAGGTCTGCGCCTGCGTGCCATACCTGGTCTGCAGCGTGACGTTCTGGAAGTTGTAGTCGGCCGTCTGCGGATTTGTCGCATCAGCGCCTTGGCGCAGGATCTGCGTGCCGTTCAGGAATACATCCTTAAGGAGTGCCCTGTTGTAATCAGCGCTGTCGCGTGCATAGGCCGCGGCCGACGGGAAGCCTTCGATCTCGCCTTCACTCAGCAGATCGACGAAAGTCGCATATTGCTTCGAGGCCAGCGTGTCTGGATCACGAACTGGCGTCCGAGTTGGCGCGACGACGGTCTGCTGAACAACGGTCCCACCACCGCCGCCGCCGCCACCTGCACCGCGGATTAGTTCGCTCATGCTTCTATCTGCACGGTGTCGATGCCGGCCGAGATCACCACGGAGCCGCAGATCACCTCACCGAACGCTAGGGGCAGCGGCACCCCAGCTCGACTGGTGTTCTGAATCCCGCTGAAGCTATAGGACTTCTGCGGATCCATCTCGGTGTTGGTGGTGCCCTGCGGTCCGCTGTAGGTGCTGGATGCTGCCAGCGTTGGTGTTGGCGTCAATGCCTGCGAGATGCCGCCGAGGATCAGCGCGCCACCGAGCAGACCGATCTTGGTGACAGTTGCGCCAGCAAGGCCGAGGCCAAGCCCAGGGATGAAGATCGCTGCAGCAACCAACGCAACGCCAACAAGGATCTGCCCCACACCACCACCAGCACCACCGATCACAGGCACGATCTTGATCGCATTGCCGCCAGCCGGACCATGCAGCTCCTCCATTCCTACGGCATGATCGCCGACCATCACGCGGTAGTGGCGCCCGTCTTGGCACATGTGCTGCTCGACCTGTGGATAGTTGGCCAGCAGGAATCGGATCGCCTCTGCTGCACTATCAACAGCCGCCATGAACTTGCGCCGCCCGAGGAACTTGGCTAGCTGCCCATACACTCGGATCTCGCGCAGCATGGCAGTTCTCAGCCTTCGGTCAGTTTATCGGCGTCGCGATGGCGAAGTCTACGGCCGGTGCAATTCTGCAGCCAGCCGCCATACAGATCACGACTCGAGAGGCGTCCGCGGAGATGGTGCAGCACCAACTGATCACCGATATACACACCGCAATGATTGAGGCCGCTGCCTTCGATGTTCATTAGCAGGCCATCGCCAAACTGCAGCGGCTCCTCCTCCGGCAGTTGATAGAAGCCGGCATCCTTCCAGAAGCCATCGAATAACGGCTGAGATTCAAAATCGGCATGGGTGGCCGGTCGATCCCAATCCGGCAGATCAATGCCGTGCTCGCCGTACCAGTCACGCACTAGCGTCCAGCAGTCGCTCACATCCCACACCCAACTCCGGCCAATCAGTGGCGCCTTGTAGCCGCTGGGATGCGTCTCCGACCATGCCTCGGTCTTCGGATTGACGATGTACCACGGCAGGCCGGTGGCCTCGATACTGATCAGATCTGGCTGGCTCGGTTCCGGCGGTGTGATCGGATGGCTATGGAAGATGGCCTCAATCTCGCCAGCATCCTCAGCAGCGGCGTAGTCCTCAGGAGAGAGGACAAATTGTGTGCCGTCTTGATCCAGATTGCGGCAAGGCCAATACCGACGACGGCCTTTGATAACGACCACCAAGCCGCAAGCCTCACGCGGATCTTCCTGCTTGGCGTGTTTGAGCGCGTCAGTTTTCCAGCTCATACGGTGTAGGCGCCAATACCAGGGAAGCTGCCATAGGGCAGTTCAGAGGTTGCCCCGAAACGCAACTTACAACTGGTTAGGCGCTTGCCGCACACATCATTATCCAAACCGCTTACAGGTTCGTCGTTGACGCTGAAGTAGTTGCTGCCGGTGTAGCCGCACTCTGTCGAGCGGTAGACCCATTGGCAGATGTTGGCGATGCACTGTCGCTTAGGCGCCCGCACGCCCACCAAGTCAAACGCCGCGGCCAGCTCGAACTCGACCACCTGCCGGCTCTCGGATGACTTGCGCGCGATCTTGTAGACCTCCCGCGGGAACTCAGCAGTCGGGTCCGGTGTGCCGTAGGGGTTAGTGCCGCCGGTGAAGTTGGCGCCATCGATGTAGCGCGCCATCGTGCGGATCCTGGTCAGCGTTGCCCCTGTCAGATCGTTGCCAGCGGTGGTCGTGTTGACCGTTGCCAAGATCGTGCTGATGCTGCCGAGGATATTGCTCACCTTGATCTTCGGCCGCGGCAGGCTGCCGGTGCCTGTGTACTCGAATCCCTCGGCCTCGACCGGGAACCGCTGATAGCTGTTGCTATTCCAGACCAACTCGCCGTTGGCGTTCATGTTGCTGCCAGCGTGAAAGCGGTACACCGTGTTGCTGCCATGCAGCGCAGTCACGAGCTGCAGTTCGAATAGCTCGATGATGCTGCTCGGCGCGATCTTCTGTAGCTCTGAGACGGGTATCGCCATGGCTACGGCTCGAACACTTCTATGAAGGTGGCAGTGATGTTATTGAAGTTGCAGGAGCGCAGCGTGGTCTGCCACTCCCTGCAGATGTACTTGCCAGCAGTGCCGCTAGGCGGGGTCCAGTCGAAGCTCTCGACGCCAGCTCGGGCATCCAAGAAGGCCGTAATGTTATCGCGCTCGGTATCGGTGCGGTTCAGGAAGTTGAGCTGCCACTCCTTGCCATTGCGGTGCAGGCCGAAGCCGACGCGATGCTGGTAGCCATCACCTGCTTCGAAGGTGACCACCCGTGGCTTGCTGATCTCAGTGGCCTCGAAGCTGGGCGTGTAGGAGAAGGTGGCCATTAGTTGAGCAAGCCTCCTGGGCGCTTCTGGATCACGATCTCATTCTTGACG